CAGCCAGCACGAGCTTTACCATATTTAGTAAGAGCTTTAATACCCCAACCTGCTGCTCCCGTAGGTAGCATAATAGACGCAACTTCTCTTATAGTTTGAGCTATACCGTTTTCATATTTAGGCAGCTTAGGTACAACATCTCTTTGAAGAGCAAAGTTTACAAGATCTGTACCGAAATCAAGTGCTGATGCAGGAACAGCCGTGGCAAATTCAAATGACGCTTTAGGGTCAGTAGCAAAGGTTTCAAGCTCACCGCCAATCCGCAGGGTTTCCATCCTTTTTTTATTCCATTCACGGCGGGTCATCCCCTGCGCTTGGTAATAACTAAAATCTTTGCTTCTATCAAAAGGTTCTTCTTCTGGTTGAGGTTCCGTAGATACCTCAGGTACTGGAGTCTGTTCTTCTTCTCCCGTAGGAGCTGGTTCTTCAGGTGGAGATTGAGCAGCAGCAGTGGCAACCGCCTCTTGCTGTCTTTGTTCAGCAAAGGCGGCACCTTCTTCTGTTAGCTCAAGTTCACCCTCATCAACCCTAAACGACTCTAGGGGATCGTATTCCATAAGTTTTAGTTTCTAAGGAGTAGCGGATTTTGTAGCAGAGATGCGTCTCCGCTGTATTTGTAATAAGCTTTGGCAAATTTCTTGCCGTGATTTGTCATTTCATTTACAACGTGGTTCCATTCTTTTCTGTCTGACTCGGTCTTAACCCAATCAGGTTCTTTATTTGCTAACCACAATTCGTAATGCCTTTCACCACCGTTGTAAGCCATGGCTGCAGCAATCGAATCACCATTGTAACGTTCTTTCAACCTTGCATAGTATCCAGTACCGTAGTCAATGTTAGCTTCAGCACTAGGATTACCATTGTGTTGAGCATAAAAGGCAGAGTGCGCCGATTTGTTAATCATCATCGGACCCTCAGAAGTTCCATTATAACTAATGGAAACACCTCTGCTGTCAACATTTGCAGTATTGTGAGCACTTTCGATCTCACCCATTGCAGCATTTTCAGCCACATCAATACCGTGCTTTTGTGCACTAGACATGTAAGCCTCACGAAGGTTGTCTGGAATCATAGACAGTGATGCCTCTGGACGAGCCTCTGGCAACTGAGCTTGCATACCTACACCATGAGAACGTGCTTCAATGTTAGAGCTACGTGGACCCCATAGAGCCAGCATCTGGTTTGCTTTCGGTGGGTAGTTACTTACTGTTTGCAGAGACGACGGCGGTTGAATGGGCGGTCTACCTTTTTCTTGACCGATTCTTTGCATAATTTCCATATGCGAACCCTTAATATGACCTGTCTGTACCAGCATTTCAACACGTGCTGGGAAGGTATATCCGGGGCGGGACATGCTAGCAACGTTAGCATCCCATTGAGCGTCAGTAAGGATCATATCGGGATCTGAAAATACATCTTGAATTTGACCACTATCAAGCCTTTTGAGGAAATCTGTATCGGCTTGATCTAGTGATTCAGCAATTTCTTTTGGTGTTTTAGTATATAACTTTGTAAACTCATACTGAGCAGTATTGGGGTTATACACACGGTAAAAGGGAGAATTTGGATCGGTAAATCCAGACTCAATAGATTTCATAGCAGCATAACCAGCGTCTTTAATTGACGCACCATCTGCTACAGCCCGTCCAACAAGTTCTTTGTAGGCGTCTTGCAAAGCTTCTGTAGCTCGAATAGCATCAGCATTAGGTTCTGGATAGTTACCACCCAAATCTTGTTTCAAAGGAAGTTTATCGATACTCTCGTAGTACTTTTTGTAGAGATCATCCCGCATAAACGGGTCTTGCTCTTCATAAGATTCCTGTAACTCGTTAGCAACCTTAGGATCCCTTTCATTAACTTTCTCAATGATGCTTGGATACAACATACCACGAGCTTCCAGATCCTTAGCCTGTGTAATTAGATTAGTGTTGTACTGACCTTGACCAGGTTGACCAGCATTTGTCAGCTTCCTAAGCCATTCCGGCACCCCCTGAGTATTATCTTGAAAAGATTTTACAGCAGCGGCAAGATCTCCTGGTGTGTTGTTACCGTCAATTACAATATGACGAAGCCACGCCTTAGATTCTTCCTGGTATGACAAACGTTCGTCCGCAGCAACGCCATTCGCCCAATCACGGCGCTTCTCTTCCCTAGCATTTAGGATAGAAAGACCACGACTTTGGTGGCTGCCTTGAGTAAATTTCTTACCATTAACAGTGACAGTTGTACCTGGATCAACGTAGTAAGGTTGCCCATCAGGCATTACACTAAAGCTCTTCCATTGAGAATCTTTAAGGAAAAACTCACCGTTAGCATCCATTGACCCTGCAATCTGACCAACCCATTGATGGGCTTGAGCGTAAGATCCTGTAACCCGTGATATTTCACGGAACGCTTGCTGACCTTCTAGATCCCAATTAGCCAAAGCCATATTGGTAATCCCTTCAATGTTCTCAGCTTTAAGATTTTCAGTCTTTAGAGTAGTGATACCTGAGACAAAGGTTTGATCAGACGAAGCTTTAGAGTCAAGAGCACTTCCTAAAAGCTCAGGGGAGTATTGTGTCCAACCTAGTTTTTCTTCAAAGGCAGCCCAGGCTTCAGGAATCCATTCAGCGGTAAGCTCAGGGTTACCTAAATCAATACCGTTTTTACGTGCATACTCAGCCCTAAAGGAAGGCCACTCGGCTTGAGTACGGAGTTTAGCATCATACGCAACATAAGCTACACTTCCTTTGACACCCAAGTTAAGAATCTTTTGGATCTCATGTTCAGGTGCACCGGCAGCACGCATCTCTTCTACAGTGGCTCCCATCACTTCACGTGCATAAGCCTCTGCATCCATACCCTTGTTAAACTCAATTTGAGTCAAGTCAAGGGGACCGTTGCGTTCACGTATCTGTTTTGCTATTTTAAGGTTCTCTGCATCCCGCTCGTCTTGTTTTGCTTTAGCGATTTTAGATGCAGTTACACTAAACTTGGCTACGTCTGTAAAGATCTGAGACATAGCCTCTGTTGAGGCATTATACTGAGCAACCCGTTCAGCTTCATTGTACTCAAGTTGCTTCCTTTCGTTTGCTAGATTTGTATCTGTAATTTTAAAGTCGCGGTCACGAACCTTCTCGTAGTAAGCAGCGTCAGCCTGCATGTCGCGAAGCTGACGTTCTTCATTTCTACGTTCTGATTCACGCCGCTCTTTCATGCCGCGAAGGATACGTTCGTTTTCTTCCCGCATCCTGGTGATATTGGCGCTGCTGATCGGAATAGGATTAAACCCACGTCCCTTTGCAGCGCCTCTAAATTGACGTGCCATAATTTGTTAGTTACTTGTAAGCAGCAGCGATTGTATTAGCACCAGCGCTAATTCCGCCAATAAGTGGGATCATTGGGTTTGTATATTTAGCAGGGGGAACTGCACCAGGCAGTACTTCTGCCGGTTCGACAAAGGTACGCTCTGGACCCATTTCAGGAGCAATAAGTTCAGGCAGGCGTTCAGGTTGAATCATAAGATTAGCCTTAGCTTGCATGTCTGCACCATACTTCTGAAGAGCAAGGTCAAAGTTACCACGGCGGAACTCTTGTTCGCTGCTCTTAAGGGTTGCACGAAGAACAGCAAGATCTCTCCCCTGTTTAGCAGCAAGAGCCTGCATCGCTTTACCACGGGAGACACCAGCTTGACCTAAAGCAGCTTTACCTGCTGCCTCTAGGTTTTGAACCAATGAACTTTCCCCTTCAAAAGCAGCACCAGCTAGCAGTTCGTTGTACGATGCTTGATTAGACTCTTTGGCAGCTTGATAAGCAACGTTGTTATACATCGTCTGCTGACCATAGTTTGCAACCGAACCTTCGTAAGCCTTTACATCTTGCACATATCTGTAGTCTTGAATTTCGGTATCATACTTCCATTGTTTAACAGCAGTTTGATATTGAAACTCACGAGCAGCAAAGTAATCCTTACGTTCGGCTTCAAACGCTGTTTTATTATACTCGTTAGTAATTTTAGCTTGTTTTTCAGCAATCTCTTGCTGCCTTTTCTGAGCCCTTCTAGCTTCGGCGTTTTGTTTAGAAGCGGAACTAGCTCCAAAGATGCCACCGACAACACTTGAGATTGCGCCGACGGCAGCCCATGTTCCTGCCATAATTAAGACCTCCTATAATACTTGTTAGAATAGTTACCTTCCCACATCATCGACACCAACGATACAGGGTATGGAAAATCGCTTGTCACTTTAAGTTCAAAATTAGTGTTACGTTGATGGATAGGTAAGGTAAACACTCGCTCCTGCACTACAGGATTAGTATCACCAGCATAAGTATCACCGTCTGCAGTATGTTCTACGTTCTTCCATTCATTAGAACCAGTCGGCTTTAGTTTAAAACGGATAGCACCAGAACGACCGACAGACATTTTGACTCTAGCAATAGTCAGAGAAGCAGTGTAATCAGCTCCCCGCTCTGTCCTAAGGTAGAGCTTTGGCAGTGTTGCCTCTAGATCGTAACCATAACCAACTACAATACCATCAGCATAATTAGTAAAGTCACCCTTTACTTCAAAGTAATGGAAGTTAGTCACTGGTTCAATACGCTCAATAGCCTTAGCCCAATAACCCTGGTCCGAGTCTAGCGCAGCATCAGTATCTTTATCTGCTGTAGGCACTGTAAGGAGCATCACGGCGTCCTTATCGTCAATAGGGGTATAAGGTACGTAGATCTTGGTAATGTCGTTTGTAGAGTCATATACCACCGCCTCAGTGGCTGGATTAGGTTTGACAGGACGGGTAGCCATGTCAAGAGGTACGTTACCAGTGAAGCCAGAAGCTGTGGCAAAGACGTCACCAGACGGCAGCTCGTCCAACTCGATTGAGCCGATAGTGTATTCATCTTCCTGCTGCGACACAACAGTAACTGCATCGTTAATAATACGTGCAGCTTGGATAGTACCAGGCAGTTCCCACTTCACCCATGCTTGGAATAGATCTTCCTTGCCGTTGTTATAGAACCGGTACATGTACAGGTATTCAGTATCACGGTCAACCAATATAACAATAGAGTTAGGTGGGCTGACAGTCAAATCATCTACAGTATCAGGGATCCACTCTAGCACAGCTTTACTAATGTCAACCACCACAGGTGTCTGCTCAACGTCACGGAGAGCCATAGTAAACAACTTACTGTAACCAGGCACCCGGCTAACAAATGCAGTAGTAGTGCCGATGTCTACAGGCTGTACATTAGTAGCCATCTCGTAGTTAGATAGCGTACGGATAACAGCAGAGGTAGGTGTCAGCGTACTTGCATCTGTAGCATATACTTGGAACTGCTGTCGTTCACTAAACAGTAGTAAACCCTGTGGCGACGGTAGAACGTCAGACAAAGTGACAGGACGTACACTAGATACGTTCAAGTCAATAGGATCTGAGTCAACCTGAGTTAGTGCAGACTTAGCAAAGAAGTTGTAGTTATCATTAGCAACACCAAAGATAACGTTATCCTCAGATAACACACCGAACCTATTACTGTAAAAGAAAGTAGAACTAATCTTTTTACCAACAAAAGAGGGCGGCGGGTTAGTATTGCCATCACCAGTCAAACGGTTCTTGTAGGTAATAGGACCGAATGTAAAAGTAGTTGCGCCAGTGTTAGCCAGCTCATGCGGCAGTGTAGCGTTGTTAAGACCAGGCGATACATCACGTGCAATAGTTTCTTGCCAAAAACCCTTACCACCAACACCGTCAGAAGCAACGTACTTCAGATAGTAATCATCATCCTCAGTATCACTGTTTAGGATCTTAAGGTTGTGGTCATGGAATGATTCCAAGGGCAGTTCAGAGACGTTAGTAATATCATCTTGAGATGCTTCTAGGGTGTTGTTTGAAACACCGCCAACAGCACTAAGGCTAAAAAATTTATAGGTAACACCAGAACCAGGCTCTGCGTCTACGACAACAGCATTAGCCTCTGTAGTTCTACGGATAGTAATACTATTAGCAAAGGTGTTAATGTACCATTTACCATCAAACTGAGTATCGCTAGCAGATTGACGTGCTTCCAAAAGTGCTTTGATAGCACCCAGTAGATCGTGAGAAGTGTGTGTACCAGTCAGGAATGACGTAAAGGTAGCAGCAGATTGGGCTGTAGCAGTTGCGGTATGCTCGGTACCATCAGAGGTACCTTTAATAGTTACCTTACAAATATCACCGGAAGTAAGAGAGAGAAGCTTTAACGTACCTTGTGAATTTGCTACAAAGGTACCAGCTGCCTGCATAGCAGTGGTGACAGTTTTATTAGTAATAATGGTGGTATCCTGGATACTACGGAAATGGTAGTCATCTTGCTTGGTACCAGTCAGATAACCGGTGCCGGTGTTGGTTACTGTGCAGAACGTGCCTTCAGCAGCAGTCCATACAAACAGGTCAGTACCTTTAATAGCACCAATGTAAGAACCAGCTGTAGCACGGTCAATAAAGAACCATGCTGCACCTGCCAATTCAGTCTTTGTAAATACAGTACCATCAGCCTTCTTTAGCACTTCAGTGTGCTTCATACCAGGACGCTTCAGCAGACCAAATGTAGGATCAGGGTAACCGTTAACACACTCAGTCAGCTGGTTGATTAGTTTCTTGTCGTCAGTTTGGCGGGATACACCACCAAGAAAATTAGGGATCTGTTGTGTTACGGCTGGCATTAGCGTTGCAAGGTATGGAACGGTTTATAGCTATTGTAATAGTTCTCGCCCTGGGGCTCACCAAAGAAGGAGAAGTCACCCTGGTTGCACTCATACTCCATAGCCATAGCCCGTGCAAATGCTTCCTTCTGTTGGAGCATTTGGTACAGGTTAGGGTCACCCATTGTACGGCTGGAGAAAATAGAAGCAGCACGTGCTACAATAAATGCTTGGATAGGATCAGGAATATATTCCCACTCAAAATACCACAGGATGTCAGCATGGACCTCAGAGTCAGTCCACTTGTAGGTATGTTTAATACGGTCGTAAAGTTTACCTCCACGGTTTATGCTATCGAACTGACGGTTGTTAAATCTCTTTGAGGAGATGTTCAAATCTACCTGAAGCATATCATCAGGGATCAGGATTTCGTTGTCCGAGTTAGGGGTAAGTGTATAGTCAAATTCTTTATTGAAAGTCCATCCTTCGCTCTGTACTTCACGCGACACCTCTCTCAAGGTGTTGAGTGCAATCGCAACGTCCGGGTTGGTTTGGTTTTCAACTCTTTTTGAAACACTAGATTCAGTCAAACTAGCTTGAGTAACTGTGTTACCTACAGCAGTTGAATGGTTAATGTTTAGCGTATGGTTATAGTAAACAGGATCAAGAGTAAGATCAGCAGCAGCAGCTGTAGTAGAAGCACTAACAGTATATGTAAAATTAGCACCACTAGCAGTAGGACCGCTAGTTACTTCAATAGGTGTAGTAATAGTGCTGCTAGAAATCTTCACACCTTTAGGAATAAAGGCAGAGCTAGAAGTCAGTGTAGTACCTGAGCAGCTAGCGTTAGGGGTAAAGGTTACACGTGCTGTAGCAAGAGAGGCGTTATCCTGAACGCCAGTGCCACCGATGTAAGATCCTTGTGACAAGTCACTCTTACTTGTAAAGAGTGTAGTTCCACTAATATAACCAGTAAACCGACTTACTTCATTAAGTACAAGTGTTTCTTCAGTTGTCAACGTGGTTACAGGAGCCTGACCAACTGACGCCAGGATCTGATTAACAGCTTTAAGCTCAGTGGAGCCAGTAGTTAGGTAAGGCATAATTGCAAATGAGTATTATTCTCAATAAAGAATTAAAAAAAAGGAGCCCCCGAAGAGGCTCCCGTATAACCGCAATCAGAAGGCGGCAGGCTTGGTAGCAGTACCAGCAAACAGTTCCACTGCAGCAGCAGGGTTCAGGTAGTCAGCGCCCATGGCGAGACGACCCAGGATCACATCACCCTGGTAGATGGTGGACACGTCGCCACTGGTGACTTGCACCTGAGGAGCGATAGCTTCCACACAACCAGCAGCTTCACGCTGGAAGATGAGACCACAGCTGTTAGCGAATTCGGTTTCTTCACCGTAATCGTTACCAGAACCGATGCCAGTGACATCAGCAGCAGCGTCTTCAATAGCTTCGGACACGAAGGAACCGGTGTTACCAGGATCGGTAGTACCAGGGTTCGTGGCAGAACCAGTACCATACTTGGTACCGTACTGAGAGAAGAACGGAATGTTCATGGACTTGTAGATCTTGATACCAGCAATTTCCACGATGCCCTCAGCACCCTGCAGAGCAGAGCCTTGAACATCACGGTTCACCAGTCCGTTAGAACCGATGTCCTGGATCAGAGCATAGTACTGACGAGGGTTCAGCACACCCACACGTCCATCCTGAGACACACCCTTTTCATCGAGTGCAGCTGCGGCGTCGTAGAAGGCGGTCACGAGCTTGCCAGCATCATAGGCGTCAGAAGCGTTGGCAGTAGCACCAACACGGATCTGAGTACCACCGGGCTCAACATAGTTGGTCTTGGTGATAGGAGAAGCCTTACGTGCACCACGAGTGATGGCACGGAAGATCAGACGGTCATACTTTTGAGCCAGAGCATAGCCGATCTTACGGCTAATCTCAGAGCGCATGTCGTAATGCGAAAGAACTTCATCCAGCTCATACAGGAAAGCAGAGCTGATCAGCAGGTCATCAACCGTGATGGTCTTCTCAGCCACCGGAGGTGCGTTATTGGTATCACCAAGGATGCTGTTTCCAGGAGTATGGAATTCAGCTTTGGTGTGACCGGTGTAGATGAACTGGAGAGATTTGCCGTTGGTCAGGGTACGGCGCATAACCAGGTCCCGAGCGATTGCATTGTGCTGGAAACCTTTAAACATTTCACCTGAAAAAAGCTTCAGGTAAAGAGCGCGGGCGTCACCCGTGCTGTTAGATTGACCCGGGCGCGTAAGCTGCGCGGGGTTAGTAGAAGATTGAAAAGCCATTTCTATGGATAAAATTTATAGACAAGCTTCAAACGTTTGAAAAATTTTTTGTGGTCTATCCCACCGTCATGACGGCTAGAGGTATCGGCGTACCGGCTCTAACCAATACTGAAGGGGAGCATTGCACTCCCCAGTCCGCTTTTACGGAATCAGTCGATCTCTTTATACACTACACCACGGTAGCGGAGGGCATCAGTATGATAGCGCTCTGCACGCTTTTTCTGTGATGCAAGGAAACGAATGAGATTGATAGACATGGTTCGTACAAAATACACCTAAGCCCCGTTCCATGCTTAGGCAGTCATGCGTCCATGGTTGCTTCAAGCACCATTTTGGTGAACTGCATTTCTAAGAACTCAATATCCATCTGTTCCTGTGGATGACCACCGGACCATTGTTTTTTGTATAGTCTTAGTGCATCTCGAATAATACGAGCTCCACCATCATCTACTTGAATGTCAAACATAGATGAACGTACGAAGTAGTTTACTTGTTATTATATCCTTTCAAAAACTCAAGAGCCGCATTGGTTTTAGCCGTACGGTTCTTAAGCTTATGAAAGAGGCCAACGTGGCTAGGCAGCTGACCTGGTTGTGGTTTCTTTTTTGGTTTCATTGTTTAACCAATAGAGGGTGCTTGAAGTGCTACGGGAGTTGACTCCACGGATGCAAGGTCAAGCGGGAAGTTGTGGGCGTTGCGTTCGTGCATGACTTCCATACCAAGTCCAGCTCGGTTCAGAATGTCCGCCCACGTATTGATGACATGACCTTCACGTGTAACAATAGATTGATTGAAGTTGAATCCGTTGAGGTTGAAAGCCATGGTGCTGACGCCGAGGGAGGTAAACCAGATACCCACGACAGGCCATGCTGCGAGGAAGAAATGCAGCGAGCGAGAATTGTTAAAAGAGGCATATTGGAAGATCAATCGTCCGAAGTAGCCGTGGGCAGCGACAATGTTATATGTCTCTTCTTCCTGCCCAAACTTGTATCCATAATTCTGCGAGACCTCTTCGGTAGTCTCCCTAATGAGGGACGACGTGACGAGAGATCCGTGCATAGCTGAAAAGAGAGCACCGCCAAATACGCCAGCAACACCAAGCATATGGAAAGGGTGCATAAGGATGTTGTGCTCTGCTTGGAAGACAAGCATGTAGTTAAAGGTACCTGAGATTCCAAGGGGCATACCATCGGAGAAAGAACCTTGACCAAAGGGGTAGACCAGGAACACGGCAGTAGCAGCAGCTACAGGAGCTGAGTATGCTACAAAGATCCAGGGACGCATACCTAGCCGGTAGCTAAGTTCCCATTCTCGTCCCATGTAAGCGAAGACACCGATAAGGAAATGGAAGACGACCAACTGATACGGTCCGCCGTTGTAAAGCCATTCGTCAAGTGTACCGGCTTCCCAGATGGGATAGAAATGAAGCCCAATTGCGTTTGAACTGGGTACGACTGCGCCGGATATGATGTTGTTGCCCCACATGAGGGAGCCTGAGACTGGTTCACGGATTCCATCAATGTCTACGGGGGGTGCTGCAATAAATGCAGTGACGAAACAAATTGTAGCAGCCAGCAGGCAGGGGATCATGAGGATACCGAACCAGCCGACGTAAAGTCGATTG